TTTTATTATTAGCTTGTCATAGATGGGGTGGTGGAGCATTAGTTGAGGTCAATAGAGGTGAAACTGTTAGTAATTTTGTATCTTGGTTGTCTAAAGATAAACTTCTTAAAGATCCTATTTCATATATGGAAGGTGCTAATACTACTAGTAAAGAAGAAAAAATTGGTATGGTTATAGGAGATGGTGATGTTAAACTAAATGGTCTTACTATGATGAAAGATTTTATTTATGAGGTAATAGGTAAAACGATAGAAGATATTCCAATACTTCGATTAGAAGAAATTTATTCATTACCTTTATGTTTAGAATGGCAAAGCTTTATTAGTGGTGGTAACTTTGATAGAATTTCTAATACTATATTAGCAATGTACGAATTTAAAAAAGATGAATTTATAAAACGATATAATCTTTTTAATAAAGTAAATGAAAATACCAAACAACTTAGTTTTTATGAACGTTTAAATAAACATTAATATGATTATAGGTTTAAGTGATAACATAGGTAATAACAATAATCTACCTAATCAAAGAGTATCTTTGAAAACTAAACAAACTGCTAAGTGGACTAAATCTATGGCTGATTATGTTGTTAATTTAGCTGTAAGTTGTAATGATAAATCTAAGACTAGAGAATTTCTTGATATGGCTAATGGTCATGTTAATAAGGATATGTATGAATATGTTATTAAAACTTATGGTGTTACTGGTAGTGATATTCAAAAAGAAAAACTTATTGATGATCTTAGAGAAATAGATTTTCTACAACCTATTAAAGATATATACTTAGGTGAATTTGTTAATTCATATAATAATTATCAAGTATATACTGATGATCCAGATACTATATTTTTACGTAATAAAGCTTTTGGTGATAAAGTAATTGGTATAATGAATCAACAACTTATTAATGAACTTAATAAGACTATGCCTACAGGACAACCTACTAAAGAAACTCCTGATATTGCTGAAATGTTAGAACAACATATTGCTGATTGGAATGATGAACGTGCTGCTAAAGCTCAACTTAGATTAAATCTTTTAAATAATGTAATTGATGCTAAAGTTAAGTATAATCAATTATATTATTATTGGTGGGCTACAGAAGAATGTTATACTTATAGAACTGTACATAAGAATGATGTTATATTTGAAGTAGTTCCTCCTTATGAATACTTTAGAGTTCCCAGTGATAATACTTATGTTGAAGATGATCATTATGGTGCTAGAATATTTAAAAGAAATCTATATACTATATTAGATAGATTAAGTGATTATTTAACTCCTGCAGATATTACATATTTAAGAACTATTACTGATCAAAGTGTTAGTCAAGATGTTCATGTAAATCTTCTTAAAAGTAGAATGATTGAAAATGGAATGTCTGAATCAGATTATTTAGATAATAATAATCAATTTAGAGATAGTTTGTTAAATGATAGTTTATGTAATAATGCTGGTGATATTTCAGTAGCTCATTATATTGCTAAGACAGAAGTCAAAGTTGGTTATCTGACATTTATATCTCCTGAAGGTGAAGTACAGGAAACTACAGTTGATGAAGATTATGAATTAGATTTAGAAGCTGGTGATGTATCTATTAAATGGGATTGGATTCAACAAATATATCAAGGTGAAATTATAGGTTATGGTCAAGGAAGTAGTAGTCAAGCTGTATATACTAAATTTAGACCTATAGACATTCAACGTGAAAAGTTTAGTAATCTTAATGTTAGTAAATCTCCTTATAATGGTTTATCGTATATTCATAAAGATAGTGAACGTAAACCTATACCTTATAGAGTAAATCCTTATTTAGCTTTAATAAGAATTTATTATTATCAAATTGAGAAAGCTATTAATAAATGGAAAAGTATTCTTGCAATACCTCAAAGTTTATTAACTGATGATCCTCTTATGAAAATGGAAGAACGTTTATCTAAATTAGAATCTAGTTCTTTACTTATTTTTAATGATGCTAATATAAATGCAAATGCTATTCAAGCTATGAAAGAAGTGGCTACTAGTTCTACATTTAATTATGTTAATACATTAATGAGTTTAGTAGCTTCACTTAAAGTTGATGCTAAAGAAGTAGCTAATATGACTCCATCTAGAATGGGTAATCAAAAAGCTTATCAAGGTAAATCAGTTACTGAAAATAGTTTAGAACAAGCTAGTACAGCTTCTAATTGGGGATTAGAAATGTTTAATCTTTTACGTGCTAGAGATTATTTAGCTAATTATGATTATTCAAAAGTAGCTTGGGCAGAAGGTAAACAAGGTTCTTTTACTGATGAATCAACTAATGAGCATATTACTGTTGCAGTTGATCCTATGGAACATATGAGTCTTAATATAGGTATCAATGTTGGTAATAGTAGATTACTTGATGAAAAACTTAAAGCCATGAAAGATGTAGCATTTAGTGCTGCTCAAAATGGTGATTTTGAAATGGCTACAGAAGCTATATTAAATGATAATCTACAAGCTCTAAGACATAAAGTTTTAGATATTAGTAAAGCTACTAAACTTTATAATCAACAAATGAAAGATGCTGAAAATCAAGCAACTGTTCAAGCTGAACAAATTAAGTCTGATACTGAACATTTTAAAGCTGAAAATAAATTAGCTGAAATACAAGCTACTAATGATGGAGCAATTCAGAAGGCATTAATAGATCAACAAACTCAACTATTAGTTTGGGATAAACGTTTAAGTGTTGATGCAAATGGTAATGGATATGTAGATGATGTTGAAGCTGCTGGAGGTGCATTAATGGAAAATTATTATAAACAAGAAGCCATTCAAATTAAACGTCAAGAACTTGCTCTTAAAACTAAGAAAGTAAATAGTGATATTCAGAAATCTAAAGTAACTAGTAAATAAACTATTGATAAGTAAATATATACCTTATTATATACATCTTATTTTTGTAGTACTTTTTATATCTATTATCCGATTAAGTCATTATATTTGTATTACTAAACTATTTAATAAAGTCTATTATGAAATTTAAACATGAACAATCTTTTCTAAGTGAAGAAATTAAAGAAGTTATTCCTGGTGGAACAGGAAATTCTACTATTGTTATTGATAAACAAGAAATTAAAACTAATTTACCACCAACGGAAAAAGTTATAATTCCTGATGATGTACTACCTGCTATTCCTCCTGTTGTTGAAACAGAAGTTGAAAAGCAAGCACGAATAGATTTAGAAGAACAAAATAAACTTAATAACACTAAGCCCGTTGTTCAACAAATTCAAAATGCTGATGGTACTATTGGAGATTATATTATGGACGACAATGGTAATGCAACAAAAGATGGAGTAATAATTTATACTGCTGATCAATTAGAAGGAACTGAGAATGAACCTAATGATAAATCAGAAGATGTAAAAGAAGATATTCATCAACTTATATCTGAAGTATCAGGTCTTAATCTTGTAGATGACAATAATCAACCTTTAGTATTTAAAGAAGGTGTTGAAGGATTAGCTCAACGAGAAATAACTGTTAAAGATTTATTTTATCAAAAAGGTAAAGATGAAGCTTTAACAGAAATATTTACTAAGAATCCTGATTTATATGAAATGTATAATTATAAATCTAAACATGGTAGTTTAGATAATTTTGCTAGACAGACTAATTATAAAACTTTAGAATTATCAGATGAAACAACAACTGATGAACTTAAATCAATAATGAAAGAATATCTCACAGCAGTTGGTAATGATGAAAAGTATGCTGAAAGATTTATTAAACTATCCGAACAGGATGAAACTTTAAGAGTTGATGCATTAGATGCTTTAACTAAACTTAAAGAAATGCAAGCTCAAAAAGAAGCAAATATTAAACAACAAACTATTCAACAAGAAGCTACGGCAATTGCAGAAGTAGAACAATATTATGGTGTTTATTATGATAAGCAAGGTAAACTTATTGATAAAAATGTTGAAGGATCATTATATGATAAAATAGTTAAACAAGGAAAAATTGGAAACATTATGATTCCTAATGCTGGTTTAATTGTTAATCAGAATGGTAAACAAAAAAATATTACTAGAAGTCAAATATTTAATTATTTTTATGAACCGGTTGTTGAGTCTAATGGTAATTACTTAAGTCAAGCTCAAATAGATGAACAATCTCGAATGTCTAGTACTGATAATTTTTTAATACAAGGAATTAGAAATCTAGCAGGTGGAGATATTAGTAGTCTTGAAAAAGCAATGCAAAATATTATAAGAGTTAAAGATGCTAAGAAAATTATTAGAGTAGCATCTAGTACAAGTAAAGTTATTAATACACCTAGTCAATCGGATATTGATAAACAATTACAAAAAGGAACTGCACAAATTATTATTCAATAAAAAACAAATTTAAAACTTTATTCAAATGAGGGAAATTGGAACGGTACAGTATGATTCATCTACTTATCATGATGAAAACACATTACTGAATTTTAAACTTATGAGTGCTCCACAACTCAATCAAGCATTTACTTATCTGTGGGGTAGAGATAGTGATAAGTTTCCATTGTTGACTATGACAGAAGGTCAAATGTCTAGTATCAATAAACGTGCTATTAGTGGTGCTGATACTCAATATAAGTGGAAGATTATGGGACGTGAAAAACTTACTTCACAAGTTCGTAAACTTATTACTACACCTGATGCTAATGGTATGGTTGGTGCTAATGGTGCTTCTATTATTGTCGAAATGGAAGATAATTGGTTTCCATATCAATATGGTGCTTTAGCTCCTGATGGAGTTTCTTTGATACGTGTTCAAAGTGAAGGTAAACCAACAGGTCGTTCTACTTATTCATATACTTGGGTATCGCAAACAGGTCGTGGTATTTTAGCTACTAATTTTGCTAGTGGTATTTTCTGGGCATTACAGACTACTACTATTGCAGCTAGTAAATCTGATGGTACTCGTGATAATAAATCTTCATTTAATGAAGCTACTAATCAATTTGGTTTTCATCGTTTTTCTCAAAACATTGCTGGTAATATATCTAATAAAGTATTAGATGTTCAGTTTGATGTTAAGGATGAAAATGGTAATATGACCAAAACTAATAAATGGATTCCTTATCAGATGAAGAAATGGGAAATTCAACGTAAACAACTTCTTGAAGAAGATTTATGGCGTTCACAATATAATCGTGATGCTAATGGAGTTGTTACACTGAAAGATCCTGATACTAATGAACCTATTCCACGTGGAGCTGGAGTTCTAGAACAACTTGATGCTGCTGGTAATTCTTTTAATTACTCTAACTTTACTCGTAATTTGTTAGATATGATTCATGATCATGTTAATGCAAATCGTATTGGAGATAGTGTTGGTGAAAAAGTTCTTTATTGTGGTAAAGGTTTTATTCGTGAATTTAGTAAATCATTAGAACATGATGCTAAATACAATAATTATTTTCAAGCTTTAGGTGAAAAAGTTATTGGCGATGGTGGTAATGGTTATCTTCGTTATGGTGCTTATTTTAATCAGTATAAACTTCAAGATGGAACTATCTTTACTGTTAAACCAGTAAATATGCTTGATGAAGGAGCTTTAGCTGAAATGCAGAAGAAAAATGGTCAACTTATTGATGGCTTACCTATTGATTCTTATACGGCTATTTGTCTTGATCATAGTATGGTATCTGACGACACTCTTGGAGATACTCGTAATATTCAATTGGTGTATGAAGAAGGTCGTGAATTTCAGGTTGGTGTTTATAAAGGTATGTCGCCACTTCCTGCTGAATGGGGTGCTGCTACTGGTAATGTTATCAGTGATACTAAAGATATAGCTTCTTATGAAGTTATTTGTTCACAAGGTATCAATATGCTTAATCCTACTACTTCTTTCGCAATGTATCGTCGATAAGATACTTTTCATAAATAATAAAGTAATAATAAACTAAATATTTAAAAAGATGTTACACATAAACAAACGACTTACTATAAAGTTCAAACTTGCTATATCTGTATTTGAAGTTATTAATA